AAGGAAAGGGAATCTTTCTGAAAAAAATTGGTAAGTATGTCAAACCTACTGCTGGTTTTACTGTCATCGCTACTGCAAACACTAAAGGTAAAGGATCTGATGATGGTCGTTTCATTGGTACTAATGTTCTGAACGAGGCGTTCCTTGAGCGTTTTCCTGTTACCTTTGAACAAGAATATCCAAACGTTAAAGTTGAAACTTCCATTCTTAAAAAAGTTTCTGAGTCTCTTGGTTGTTATGATGAAGAGTTTGTTCAACGTCTTGTTTCTTGGGCTGAAATCATTCGGAAAACTTTCTTTGATGGTGGTATTGATGAACTGATTTCTACTCGTCGTTTGGTTCATGTTATTCGTGCTTATAGTATCTTCGGCAAACGTAAAAAGGCGATTGAAGTTTGCATCAATCGTTTTGACGATGAAACCAAACAGTCGTTTATGGAACTCTACACAAAAATTGATGACAATGTAGAACCTGTTCAAACTGAACTGACTGTAGAATACGTTGACCAACCCGATCCTTTCTGATATACTTAGGGGAGAGTGATCTCCCCTACTTTTATGAACTCTGTATTTACAATTACTATGGACATTCCCCAAAATCATCTTTGGAAATATAACGAAGATAAAATCCTGAAAGACATTCAGGAATACGTGACTAGTACTTATGGTAGTCATTACTGTGGTCATCAACATGAATATAAAGATATTCAAACTATCGATCTAATGGCAGCAAAAGAACTTGCTTCTGGATTCTGTCAATCAAATATTATCAAATACGGTTCTCGTTATGGAGATAAAGATGGTCGTAGTAAACGTGACTTGATGAAAGTCATTCACTATGCAATGCTTCTATTGCATTTTGATGGTCATTATAGTAGAATCAACAATGGTCTTTCTGAATTTAAAAATTGAGGTTTAATATGAAAATTAGTTCCGAAACTCTGAATATTCTTAAAAATTTCTCCACGATCAATCACTCTATTGTGGTTGAAGAAGGGAATGTACTGAAGAGTATTTCCCCCATGAAGAATATTTTTGTTCGTGCTGATGTGGTGGAAACTTTTCCTCGCAAATTTGCCATCTATGAACTGACTGAATTTCTTGGTGGTCTTAGTCTTTTCAAAGATCCTGACTTTGATTTCTCCGATCCATCGTATGTTCTTATCAAAGATGGTCGATCCAAAGTTAAATATTTCTTCTCCGATCCTAGTGTGATTACTAGTGCTCCAGAAAAAGATATTGAACTTCCTTCTATCGAAGTTAAATTTGATCTGTCTACCGACACTCTGAATGCTCTGCAACGTGCAGCAGGTGTCTATCAACTTCCAGACCTTTCACTTGTTGGTGATGGTGCCCAGATGCAACTGGTTGTTCGAGACAACAAAAATGATTCATCCAACAATTACTGCATCGATGTGGGTGAGACCAGTGCAACATTTAATTTCAATTTTAAAGTGGAGAATATCAAAATTCTTCCTGGTGATTATACTGTGAGTATGTGTTCTAAAGGTATTTCTCTGTTTGAGAATACTTCTCTCAATCTGAAATATTGGATTGCTCTTGAACCAAACAGTCAGTATAAATCTTGATTGTGGGGGGTTGACTCCCCCTTTATTTTTTTGTTATAATTCATTCGTGGGTAAGATTTCACATGCAAGATAAATTCTTATGGGTTGAAAAGTATCGTCCTCAAAAAATTGAAGACTGTATTTTACCATCTCCTTCAAAAAAAGTTTTTGAAAGTTTCATCGAACAGGGTGAAATCCCCAACTTGCTTTTGGCTGGTCCTCCTGGTATCGGGAAAACTACCGTTGCAAAAGCTTTATGTAATGAGTTAGGAGTAGATTTTTATGTCATCAACGGGTCTGATGAAGGACGATTTCTGGACACGGTACGGAACCAAGCAAAGAACTTTGCTTCGACCGTATCACTTCAAGGAAATGGTAAACCAAAAGTCATCATTATTGATGAGGCAGATAACACAACAAACGACGTACAACTCCTTCTACGGGCTAATATTGAGACGTTTCATAACAATTGTAGGTTCATCTTCACATGTAACTACAAAAACAAAATTATTGAACCGCTCCATTCCCGTTGTGCAGTCGTTGACTTTACAATCAAAGGAAAAGAAAAATCAATCATCGCTTCCAAATTCTTTAACAGACTTCGGGAGATCTTGGTTGGAGAAGGTGTTGAGTACGATGAGAAAGTCTTAGTAGAACTAATCAACTCACACTTTCCAGATTGGCGTCGTGTTCTGAATGAATGTCAGAGGTATGGTGTTGGAGGAAAAATCGATGTTGGTATTTTGGCACAAATGTCAGATGTCAACATTGATAATCTGGTAAAGTCTTTGAAAGAAAAAGATTTTACCAATGTTCGGAAATGGGTAGTGAATAATCTTGATAACGACGTAAACTCCATTTTGCGTAGAGTTTATGATACAATGTATGCAAACCTAACTCCCCAGACTGTTCCTCAAGCGGTTTTAATTTTTGCTAAATACCAATATCAAGCTGCATTTGTTGCTGATCAGGAGATCAATACACTTGCGTGCTTTACTGAACTAATGTGTGATTGTCAATTCAAATGATTCTAACTCCAGAAGATTCTCTATATGCATATGAAAAAATCAAAGAAGCCTACGGTACAATAAATCGTATCGATGATTATTTTCGTATGAAAAAAATTGAACGTATCAAAGAGATTCCAACTCCTCTGTTTGGTTTCTCTATGGAAGATGATATGTTTCAATCTTATGATATGTCCCCTGCAGACATGAATTTTAAGGTTGTTCAACCATCCCATGATACGTTCAATACTCTTCTGGAAATGACCGCTTCATTTACCTATGAAGAAGCTCCAGGTAAGGAAGTAAAACTTGCAATTCAAGAAACAAATACTGGTAAGTATGTTGGGTTTATTAAACTTGGATCTCCTTTGATCAATTCTAAACCTAGAAATGATTATCTGGGTGGTGTACCTGAACTGTCTAGATTCAATAAACATGCAATCATGGGATTTATTATTGTTCCAGTTCAACCATTTGGATATAATTATCTTGGTGGTAAACTTCTTAGTTTGGTATGTGCAAGTCATGAAGTTCGTGAACTTCTAAACAAAAAATATGATTGCAATATTTGTTTGTTTGAAACTACCTCTCTTTATGGTAACATCAAAGGAACATCTCAGTATGATGGTTTAAAACCTTATCTGAGGTATTTGGGAGATACTCAGTCGAAGTTTTTGATGACTCTTCCAGATTTCATTTATCACGATCTTCATAAATGGTTTATCAAAAAGAACAACAATGAACAACTAATTCATAAAGGTGCATCTAGTCGAAAACTCAAAATTCAAACTAAGATGATTTCTATTATCAAAAATTCTTTGAAAGAACATCATCCAGAAGATTATGTTGAGTTTGTACAATTCATTAAAGATCGTGAAGAGGTAACTACTCAAAAAAGATTCTACATGTCTGACTATGGGTTTAGTAATGTAAGAGATGTTTTACTAGGTAAAACCGATACTCTTATTCCTAATCCTCAAAACTATGATAAATTTTATCTAGAAAATCTTATTGCATGGTGGAAGAAGAAAGCCATAAATAGATTTGAAAAACTCAAAGAAGAAAATTCATTGAGAACCAAACCAGAAGTTTGGAATGAAAATACTATGAACACTATTGACATCATCAGGTAATTATTATGGGACTTACAAAAAATGAGATCAGTGTACATGAAGGATTAGAACGATACGATAATCCTGCAAGAAAAGCAGTACGAAAGACTCTTCCAATTGTATGGTCAGATATTAAATTTTTGGGAGAACATCCAGATAAATTTTCTGCAGATCTAATTGCATATGATAAAGATGGTAAACCCATGGCATATGTTGAGGTAGAGTGTTCTACCATTTGGAAGACTCATGAGTTTCCATTTAAAAAAATGAACTACCTGGAAGAACGAAAAGGTAGGTATCTATACGAACGTCCTTATACAGATTTAGAATTTGTGTTTGTGATGTTCAACAAAGACTTTACTAAAATGGCAGTTGTTAACCGTAGAAATATTCTTGAATCTCCTGTAGAAGAAATGGTTAGTAGTTGGAAAGGTAAAGAAAAATTTAGACGTATTGATTTAGATCGTGTTTGTTTTTGTGACGTAGTATGAACCTATTAGATTTTACAGAGAGGAATTTATCTCCAATTAAAACAAAAAGAATACTTGTCTATCCAAACATTACTTATTCTAAAGATTTGGAAAAAGACAGTTTTATTCAAGTCATTAAGAATATGGTCTATGAATTGAATAAAATTAGGAACGATTTGTATTTTTATATTATTGTTCCTCAATTTCTTTCTTGTTTAGATTTCCCTAATGTCAGTCAATTCTTCATGGATTTTCCGACATATCCTCCTGTAATGAGGTCACATTTTGATGTACAAGAATTAAAAAAAATTGTATCTCACGATCTAGATATTGATCTGGTGTTCACACATTTACCAGAACACACTCATGCGATCACTAATACCCTTTATAATGTAACTCATCACACACCATCTATTTTTGGTTACTGTCATTGGTTTGATCTTAGAGAAGTTGTTGCTTGGAATAAAGATAGTTTTCTACAGAATATTTGTGGGATACTGGAAATGGACAGGTGCTACCTGAACACCCAGTATCAAAAGGATATGGTGCTCCGACAGGCCTCTGAGACCTTCAATTCGGATACCGTGGACAGACTGGATAAAATCATGACGGTTCAATATCTGGGTGTTCGGAAGGATGATGTGATCCCATCCGTAAATAAAAACACTCAAAAAACAATTGTTTTCAACCACAGACCAGATACTTATAAAGATTTTCCAAACTTTATGAAGTTGATGTATAATCTTAGGAAGGAACGTCAAGATTTTGAAGTTTGGATTCCACTCCTGGACAAGAGTGAGGAGTCTTGGATCAGCACCCAGAAATTCGATAAAAACGGTTATTATAAAAAACTACAGGAATGTAGAGTAGGATTTTCACCTAAACAAAAATATGGTGGGTGGAGTGTTTCTACTACAGATGGTATGATGAATGGTTGTCCGTTCATCATGTTTGATTCTGATTATTATAAAGAGTTGAATCCAAATGCAGATTATTTTAAAAACAATGATTCTGCATTAGAACTACTTAACAGATATCTAGATGATGTTGGTTACAGAAATATTAAAGCTTCTGAGTGCCTAAATTATTGTAGGTCCAACCTTCTATATGAAAAACAAATCTCAAATATGAGTTCTTATATTAATCTATTGATTGAGAAGAACAAAAAAATGGATAGTGATGTTGTTAAAAAAATTATTAACACTGTCAAAGAACATAAACAAATAACAAAACGAGAGTTGTTTTACAATCATTTGGGATGGGGTAGAGGTATAAAATTTACTCCATATCGTAGAGCTTTAATGTCTCATCCAAATGTATTTGATGTGATGGACAAGTACCCAACATATCTTTGGATAGAATAATGCTAGATAAAATTTATATTCCAACGTTAGGAAGAATTAATAATCAAATTACATATTCTGGTCTTCCAGAACGTTGGAAAAATATAACGTACTTAGTAGTACAACCACATGAATATGAACAAGCAAAATCATTATATCCAAATGTCCTGTGTTTACCTGAAGATGTAAAAGGTATTGCAAACACAAGAAAATGGATTGTGGAACATGGTAAGAATAGTTACTATGCAATGATGGATGATGATATGTATTTCTTGAAAAGAAATGTCAATCGTCAGACCAAAAAGAAAATAGAAGGTAAACCTTCTAAGGAACCATTTACACCACAAGATTATGATGATATGCTTGACAGTATGGTGACTAGATGGTTCAATGAAGATGTTACTGTAGGAGGATTAACTTTCTACGGAATGTTTCCTAAAGACTTTGACGAAAAAGATCATGGAATTATCATTCAATGTTTCTTCATTAATGGTCATACATTACCCACAGAAAAATTAGATTGGTCAGTTCCATATGGTGAAGACCATCATTTTGTTTTACAAGTTCTTAAAATGAAATTGAAAACAAGGATAACTGATAAGTACCTGTTCAAATCAAAAGAATGGGCAGATGGTGGTTGTCAAGATCAAGGTCGAACTGCAGAAACAGATCGTTTAGCACATGAGATGTTAATTCAAAAACATCCAGGAATTGTTGAATGGACTGGTAGAACTAGGAAACATAGTAAAGGGCACACCCAGGGAATTATAAGAATTAACTGGAAAAAGTGTTATAATTATAGTAATGCAAACCTCGATAAATTTTTGTGATGCATGAGTTAAAAGATTGGTTGAATTCTATTAATCAAACTAAAACTAATTTGATTGATGAGGATCCAGATTGTGAAAAGTCATTTAATCCCTACGTTATTAATAGATGTATGTCTGGTCATGTTGACACAATACTGTGTGCAAATGAAATGAACATTAATCATCACTTGGACAAAAAGTTACAATATGATTTTTTTATAAATATTGTAAGACCGAAGAAAAGATATTCTCCTTGGTTGAAGAAAGAAAAATTTGATGATCTTTCTTTAGTTAAACAATATTATGGTTACAGTGATGATAAGGCAAAAAATGCTCTTAAACTCTTAAACAAAGAACAACTTGATTATATTAAATTGAAATTGAAACGTGGAGGAAAAAATGACAAACTCTGATAATTTTGTAGAATACAAGTGGTCGCCTGAAAAGATGATCGAAGTTATTCTGAAGGAACCAGATGATTTTCTAAAGGTTCGTGAGACTTTAACTCGTATTGGTGTTGCTTCTCGTAAAGAAAAGAAGATCTATCAATCTTGCCATATTCTTCATAAGCAAGGTAGATATTACATTGTACATTTCAAAGAATTGTTCGCACTTGATGGAAAGCGTGCAAATCTTTCTGTCAATGATGTTCAACGTAGAAATAGAATTATTCAACTTTTAGAAGATTGGGGATTACTTGAAATTTCCAATAAAGAATCTATTGCAGATGCTGCACCTCTAAGTCAAATTAAGGTTATTTCTTTCAAAGAAAAACAAGAATGGACTTTAGAATCCAAATATAATATCGGTAAGAAAAAAGTAGTAGAATGAACAAAAGGAGGTCATATGACCTCCTTTTTTAGTATACCCTGACATAATCGTTGGTTGTGGTTGACATTTTACTATATACTCCTAGAATGCCCTTGTAATTGATGGCGCATAGGATGAACCAAATAAACCCAGAACACCTAGTCACACATAAAGAATGTAAGGAGATGATTGATGATGCCATACGAAGACACAATCGTAATGCTTCAATTATTTCAATGTGTGTTGGTTGGGTTGTTCTTTCACTTTTTGCTGAGGGTCTTCTTCGACTTATTGGAGTAATACCTCCTTTACTACCATGGCTCAATATTACCCTGAAATAATAGGAATAGTTTTCCTATTAGTGTTTGCTGCCACAATGTTCTACCAAGGAACATGTATCATAAAAGG